TATTAGATACAGAAGATGAAGTAGATATGCTCGGTGGCGCATACAATGTTGCTGCACATATATGTTCATTGGGACATAATGTAAATTTTATTTCGGTTGTTGGTAATGATTATGATTCAGTGGTCTCTACTTTTAACGATAACTTTCATCTTAACAGTAACTGCTTTATTACAAAAGAAGCAGGCAGAAAAACTACTGTAAAAACTAGATTGATATCTAAGTATAAAAATGCACACTTACTTAGATATGACAACGAATCTACACATCCACTATTAGAAAATACTGAGAATGAAATTATAGAATATGTTAAGAATAACATATCTTTATTTGATGATATACTATTGATTGATTATAAAAAAGGTGTTATCACAAAGAAAGTTGCAGAATCTATTATAGAGATTGCAAATATGTACAACATCCCAGTATTAGTTGATACAAAACGAGATGATCTAAGTATCTTTACCTCAGCAACAGTTATAAAACCAAACAAATATGAATTTGAAAAAATTAGATTGCGATACGCATCCGATTTTTCAATGGAAGAAGCGTGTAGAATAATTTGCAATAAATTACGAATTCAAAAAATAGTTATTACTGCAGGTAATGATGGAATATACGCTTATGATAGCGTGCTCGGTTTAATACACTCAAAGGCGGAAGAAGTGAAGGTAAAAGAATTAAGTGGTGCGGGAGATTCTGTACTAGCTGTTCTAAGTTTTTGTTTCTTAGAAGGGCATTCTTTTGAGGAAAGTATTGGTTATGCAAATAAATTGGCTGCAAAATTTGTATCCTCGGGAATACAATATAGAGCAAAATTGGAAGATTTAATGAAAGGAAATAAAACTATATGAAAACTTTTTCGGCAGCGGTAATGCGCAAGCATTTTGAACCTTTAAGTATTGAGCAATTTGAACATCAAGATCCTACTGAAGGACAAGTATTAGTTGAAATGATCTCATCTGGTCTTTGCGGCGCACAAATAAATGAAATAGATGCGGTTAAAGGATGGGACAAGTATATGCCCCATTTTATGGGCCACGAAGGATTTGGTCAAGTAAAACAAATTGGCGACAATGTTACTAAAGTAAAACCCGGTGATTATGTTGTTTTACATTGGAGAAAAGGTATCGGTTGCGATTGTTTTGGTGGCAAATATTTTTCCAAATTGGGACTCGTTGGTTCGGGCCCAGTAACAACTTTTGCAGAGAAAACAATTGTTTCCGAAAATAGAGTTACTCCTGTAGACTATAAAACAGAATTAACAAATCTATATCCATTAATGGGATGTGCGTTTTCTACAGCATATGGTATTGTAAAATATGATTTGAAAATAAAAGATAATTCAAATATTTTAATTACTGGTGCTGGTGGATTGGGATTAACTATTGCATTCTGGCTAAAAGTGTTATATAATGTAAATGTTACATTAGTTGATCGTTATGAGGTTAAGCGTCCATTTGTAGAACAATTTGGTGCAAAGTATTTTTCATATGAAACTGCCCCATCATTCTTTGCAGAATCTTCTCTAATGGATTATTGTATTGACACTTCAGGAAATACAGATGTAATTTCCAAGGCATTTTCTCTTCTTGGTAAACAAGGCTCATTAGTATTAGTTGGTCAACCAAAGACGGGCGAAAAATTAACATTGGACAATGCGTTAAAAATATTTGATGGTATAAAAATATTTAGTTCAGATGGTGGCAATTTTGTTCCTGAGAATGATTTGGCCGATATTATTATGCACATCGATAATAATATTGAACTTGCAAACAAACTAGTAACCGATGTAATTGGTTTAGAAGATATAAATGATGGTTTTGCTAAAATGAGAAATGGCGAAGCTGGAAGAATTGTTATTAATTTTAAGGAGAGCATTAAATGAAAAGAGATTGGACACCGGAAGAGCTAATTGCCTTTGAGGACAGGATTGGCGAGCTATATTTAGATAATAAATTACCATTTTTATTCCATCTATCTGGTGGTAATGAAACACAACTAATTGATATCTTTAAAGACATTAAAGAAGGCGATTATGTTATTTCTAATCACAGAAGCCATTATCATGCGTTGTTGCATGGTATTCCCGCAGAAGTAGTTGAGGATAGAATTCTCAATGGGCGTAGTATGTTTATTTACGACAAAGCTAGAAACTTTTTCTGTTCTGCAATTATTGGCGGAACGCCTGCAATTGCAGCAGGTCTTGCGTGGGCGTTGAAACGTAAAGGATCTACGCAAAAAGTGTGGTGCTTTATTGGAGATGGAACAGAAGATAACGGACACACCTATGAAGCAATTCGTTATGTGGATGGATGGGATTTGCCTTGTAAGTTTGTTATTGAGAATAACAACCGGTCAGTAGAAGCAACTAACGATCAGCGTTGGGGCAAAACTGCAGACTATGTTTGGAATTCTCCTTCTGTTATTAAATACAAATATGAAATTACATACCCGCACGCTAGAAAACCCGGCATGATTGATTTATCAAAAGCTGTTAAGAAAACAGATGATGAATATTTCCCGCCTTTAAAGGAAATCGAATATCCAGAATTTACAGTTGACGAATTAAAATATAAAGATGCCGCATTTAAGGCAATGACCGAATTGGGCAACGAAGGCGCAATCTTTATTGGATATAATGTTAACAATGCTCCAGGCGGTAACGCAATGGGAACATTGAAAGGCGTATCTGATGAACAAAAATTAGAAACTCCTGTTGCAGAAAATCTAATGGCTGGATTGGCAATTGGTATGGGATTTGAAGGATTTATTCCAGTTCTATATTTTGAACGTCATGACTTTATGTTAGTTGCAATGGATGCGATTGTTAATCATATTGACAAAATTGAAAGAATTTCTCATGGAGAGTATACTGTTCCTGTAATTATCAGAGCAGTTACTGCAGATGGCGGTCCTTTCTATTCAGGAATTACTCACTCGCAAGACTTTACAAATATGCTTAGAACCGCAGTAAGTTTCCCGGTATATGATCCTGTAACTGGTGCAGATTTAGAACTTGCATTTAAGAAAGCTAGATATAGTGGACGTCCGGCAATTATTGTTGAAAGAAAATCTAGATATTAAAATGAGAAAGATTATATCTATATCTGTGTGGGGCGATTCGCCCCGCTACATTGTTGGTGCCAATCGACAATATGAATTGGCAAAAGAATTTTACCCTGATTGGGAATTTAGAATTTATACTGACGACAAACGAAAGTTTGAAAATCTAACTGATGCTAATATTATAGAAGTAACAGATGACAGTTATGGTATGTTCTGGAGATTTAAAGCTTTATTTGAATCAGATGATAATGTTGTAATTGTCCGAGATTCCGATAGCAGAATAACTATCAGAGAACAACGAGCAGTTAATGAATGGTTAAACTCTGATAAAAAATTCCATACATTTCAAGATCATGAAGCTCATTACGAATTCCCTATCATAGGATGTGCTTTTGGATATAAAGGTAGATTTAATAATCCAATGTATAATCTAATGTATTATTATATGAAAAATTTTGCATATTATCTAGGCGATCAAATATTCTTAAAAGAAGTTATATGGCCTATGGTTAGAGATAATGCAATGATACATTCTATGAATGAAGGTTGGTTCGGCGAAACACGAAAACAATTAGCAAACCCTTATGATTTTTGTGGCAACGGATATAATGAGGATGATGTACCATTATATCCGCCAACACTTAAAGAATGTAATGGGTATAATCCAGAAAACACTCCAAAAGAATTTAAATTCAGTAACGGCATTCTTATAAATTAAAGGCAAATTATATGGCACAATATTATGGTTCTTCCGAAGAAGATAAATTCATTGAGGAATATTTTCCAAAAGGATACGTTGGTAAATGTATTGAGGTTGGCGGCAGTGATGGTATTACTCATTCAAACACATATTATTTTGAGAAATCATTAGGATGGGATTGTTTAGTAATAGAACCACAACCAGGCCCTAGATTTTTTGATTCTTGTGAAGAAAAAAGAAAGCAGGCATTAAATTGTGCAGTATCTACTGAAAATACAAATGATGCAGAATTTACAATAGTATACTGCAACTATCAAAACCAAGGGCACCAACCATGGGGCGGTATGAGTGGTTTGCAGGTAGATCAAAAATTAGTAGAAGCGCATAAAGAAATGGGGCTTGATCCGCAAGAACTTAAAATTAATGTACCTTCAAGACGTTTAGATTGGATTATTGAAAATTATTTTGAACACCCTGTTATTGATTTTATCACCATTGATACTGAAGGAACAGAATTGGATGTATTAAAATCTTTTGATACTACAAAATATAAAACTAAATTATTGGTTATTGAGAACAATTGGAAGAATGCTGAAATTGAAGATTATTTATCTCAATTTGGTTGGACTAAAGATAAAGTTATTGAGCAGAATGAATTCTATGTGAGAGACGTATGACAGACGTTACTATTGTTACGGCAACAACTGGTTCTAAATATTTAAGAAAGAATATAGAATCAGTTGCAAAACAAACCTATAAAAACATACAACATCTAGTTGTTGTAGATGGTGAACACAGATCATTTGATGCAACAAAACAAATATTAGATTTTAACCATCCAAATCTTGATTATATGGTATTACCATATGCAACGGGACTTGAACAATATAATGGCCATAGAATTTATGGCGCAAGTACATATCTTGCTAAAGGCGACTATATCTGCTACTTGGATGAGGATAATTGGTTAGAACCAGATCACATTGAAAATCTAATGAATGCAATTGGAGATAAACAATGGGCATACTCATTAAGAAAGATTGTGGATTCGGATGGCAAATTTATTTGCAACGATGACTGTGAAAGTCTAGGAGACTATAAATCAGTTATAGACGATTACTTTGTCGATGTTAATTGTTTCTTTTTTGCTAAACCATTGGCATTACAATTGTCTCCTATTTGGTATAGACGCGCAAGACATCCCGACGATCAACCTGAAGTTGATCGAGCATTGACATATACACTAAAAGACAATACAATTGAGGCTGCAGCAACCGGTAAGTATACTGTTAACTATAGAGCAGGAAACAGATCAGATTCGGTGCAAGCGGAGTTCTTCCTTAGAGGAAATGAACATATGAACAAATTATATAATGGAAATTTACCATGGCGGAAATAAATTATAAGTACAACGAAGGCGAACTTATTAAGGAATTTAAAGACTATATTGATAAAACATATGGTCAACACTATTCAATGAATAAATTTCAAGCAACGGAATTTATTATTGATAATGGACATGGCGTTGGATTCACCGCAGGGAACGTCATGAAATATGTCCAAAGGTACGGAAAAAAAGCAGGAAGGAATAGACAAGACCTTCTAAAGGTGTTACACTACGCATTGATGCTTTTATATGTACATGATATCGAAGTCAACGATACAGATAAAACTATTGACCACCACCCTGTTTGAAAATTGAAAAGGAAATATTATGCAAATTAGTAATGAAACAATCCAACTATTAAAGAATTTTGCTGCGATCAACAGTAACATTTTGATTCGTAAAGGAAAGACTTTGTCCACAATCAGTACAGCAAAAAACATTTTTGCTAAAGCAACTGTGGCTGAAGACTTTCCTGTTGAAGTTCCTGTCTATGATCTAAACTCTTTGTTGGCTTTGCTAACATTGATGGAAAATCAAGATGTTGAATTCGGTGAAAAGTCTTTGACCATTTCTAAGAACAATGGCAAGTTTGAATACTTCTATTCTAACGCAAGCGTTATTGTTTCAGCTCCAGATAAATCTATTGAAATTGATTCTCACTTCAAGTTCAGCTTGACCGCAGAAGATATTAATATGATTATTAAAGCAGCAAACATTACAGCTGCCCCAACAATCTCAGTAACATCTAAGGATGGCAATGTTGTCCTTACTGTAGGGGATAAGAAAAATGATACAGCAAATACGTATAAACGTACAATTGGTTCAAGCAAAGATGCATTTGAATGCCATATGTCTGTAGATAATTTTAAAGTAATTCCTGATGCTTATGAAATTACAATCTCTAAAAAGAAATTGTTTCACTTTAAACACGCTACAAAATCTGTAGAATATTTTATTGCAATGGAACCGGATTCTGTAGTATGAAAATCTTCCATACATCAAATGAAGAATATATCGCAGTTCTAGAAACAGAAGCAGAAACTTTGCGTAGGTATTATTTTGACCGTTTGAAAGAAGGGACGGGTCATTATAATACAGCAATTTCTGTTTTGGAAGAAAGAATTGCAGCATTGAAAAAAGAATTAGAAGATACAATTATTGTTTCTAATAATTAATTTGTGCCTTACAAAATTTAATATTATGGGATTATTATGGATATTCGTGAACAAGAGTTTTTGTGGGTTGAAAAGTATCGGCCACGCACATTAGAAGATTGTATTCTTCCTGCAGATCAAAAGAAGGTCTTACAG